GTTCCCTGTTCTACGATTAAGGACCATCAATATCTTGATGGAACTAATGAATGGGGCGCTTGTGCAGTTTTGGGATGGCGCGGACAAGAAGGAGGTCCTAAACCGGAGGACACAAAACAGCGAGTGGTTTGGATGTTTCCATTCGCAGTAAATATCCGAGAGTTACAGATGTATCAACCATTGATTGAATGTTTCCAGTCATTTGATCTCGTTCCTGCTTGGGTTAGCATGGAATCGGTTGACAGACGTCTGACCCAGATGTTTGATACAAAAGGGAAAGACGATTTGGTTGTATGTACTGACTTCTCGAAGTTCGACCAGCACTTCAATGCGCAATTACAAGATGCGGCTCGAAGAATCCTACAAGGGTTATGTAGGGATACCGAGGAAAACAATCGTTGGCTGGACGAAGTTTACCCTATCAAGTATGAGATACCTCTAGCTTACAGTCTCGGTAAGATTAAGACGGGTAAACATGGTATGGGCTCTGGTTCTGGCGGAACCAATGCAGATGAAACATTAGCCCACACAGCTCTACAATTTGAAGCTGCTCTGCAAGCGGGACAAACGCTTAACCCAAATTCAATGTGTCTTGGCGATGATGGGGTACTCACATACCCTGGAATCACAGTGGAAGATGTACTGCGTTCGTATACTTCACATGGCTTAGAGATGAATGCTTCTAAGCAGTACGCGAGCAAACACGACTGCGTATATTTAAGACGCTGGCATTCAACAAATTATCGCGTCGACGGTGTATGCGTAGGTGTATATTCAACCGCCCGAGCTTTGGGTAGGCTGTGTATGCAGGAAAGATTCTACGATGCAGATGAGTGGTCTGCTAAGATGGTAGCATTGCGCGAATTATCTATCATTGAAAATTGTAAATACCACCCTCTTAAAGAGGAATTCGCGGAATTTTGCATGAAAAGGGATAAGTATCGATTGGGCATCGATATCCCAGGCTTCCTTAAGAATATCGACCATATCGCAGAGGAAGCTATCGATCACATGCCGGG